CAAGGAGTTTAATATCCGTGAAACATCCACAGAGGCATGGCTGACCTTTGACCAACTGAACAACACCGAAGTATATGACATTACAAAATTGAAACCCCGGTATTGTATAGGTGGATTGGACTTATCGGAAACAACGGATTTAACCTGTGCGACTATTATATTTAGGGTCCCGGGCGATGAAACGCTGTATGTGCATCAAATGTATTGGCTGCCATCAGACCTGCTGGAAGCCCGGGTGAAGGAAGATAAGATCCCATACGATAAATGGCACGAACAAGGGCTGTTAAGGTTAAGCGAAGGAAACAAAATTAATTATAAAGACGTAACTGATTGGTTCCTCGAAGTACAAAATGAGTTGGATATTTATGTTTACAAAGTCGGATATGATAGCTGGAACAGTGTTTACATCATCGACGAGTTGAAACAAAACTTTGGAAAGGATTCCACAGAACCGATCATTCAGGGCAAGAAAACTATGAGCTCACCAATGAAAACTTTTGCTGCTGACCTGGAAGCAAAAAGAATAAACTACAATAATAATTCAATCTTAAAATGGAACCTTTCAAATGCAGCCATTGATGTTGACAAAAATAACAATATTTCACTAATAAAAACGAGTAATCAGCGTAGAAGAATTGACGGCGTAGCTTCTCTTCTGGATGCCTACATATGTTTAGAACGACATTACGAAGACTACAAAAACATGATCTAAAGGGGGTGATAAATTGGGCTTATTCGGTAGGTTCAGGAATCGGACCGTAACCGTGTCAAAGTACAAAATGATTACGGATGAGGGCGATGGCTTTTACGCCTGGAACGGGAACCTATATCAAAGTGACATTGTGCGAAGCGCAATAAGACCAAAAGTTCGGGCAATCGGGAAGACAGTCGGGAAACATATACGGGAATCAATAAAACCTGATGGGGGCAAGGAAATCAAAGTCAATCCAGAGCCGTACATCAGGTTTTTGCTTGAGGAACCAAACCCCTATATGACGGGGCAGATGCTGCAGGAAAAGATTGCAACACAGTTAGAGCTCAATAATAATGCCTTTGCGTACATTAACCGGGATGAAAACGGGTACCCGATGGAGATATACCCTATCACATCCACGGCATGTGAGGCATTGCAAAACAGCCAGAACGAAATATTTTTGAAGTTCACGCTGAGAACTGGCCGGGATGTGACGTTTAGGTACACTGACGTAATACACTTACGGAAAGACTTCAACAACAATGAGATATTCGGGGATTCTCCAGCACCTGCGCTAACCCCGCTGATGGAGATCGTCAACACGACAGACCAGGGCATTGTCAAGGCAATCAAAAACTCCAATATCATAAAGTGGCTACTGAAATTTAACCAGTCACTAAGACCGGAGGACATCAAAAAGCAGACGAAAGACTTTGTCGACAGCTATCTTAATATCGAGAGCGATACGGTCGGAGCTGCAGCGACAGATGCAAAAGCGGAAGCGAAACAGGTTGAGCCAAAAGACTACGTCCCGAACGCTTCACAGATGGACAAGACCACACAGAGGATATACAGTTTTTACAACACAAACGACAAGATCGTTCAGGGGAAATACAGTGAAAATGACTGGATATCTTACTACGAGGCATCGGTCGAGCCTGATGTAATCCAGCTGAGCGGAGAGTACACGCGGAAATTGTTTTCAAGGCGAGAAAGGGGGTTTGGCAACGAAATTATATTCGAGAGCTCAAACCTAACCTTTGCGAGCATGGAAACAAAGCTAAAACTTGTGCAATACGTTGACCGTGGGATCATGAATCCTAACGAGGTGAGGGAAATCCTCAACATGGCACCGCGCGAGGGTGGAGATGAGTATATCCGCAGGCTTGATACCAGGCCAACGGACGAGTAAAGGAGGTGAGTAAGTGAAGGTAAAAATAAAGGGTCCGATCGTATCGAATAGCGACGCCTGGATATATGAATGGTTCGGCATTGAAGCCACAAGCCCGGGCATGGTTGACAAGGCGATTGAGAAAGCCGGTGGTGAAGATTTGGAAGTCGAAATCAACTCCGGCGGCGGTAGCGTGTTCGCCGGTTCGGAAATTTACACGGCCTTAAAATCGTACAAAGGCAATGTGACGGTGAGGGTTGTCGGGTTAGCGGCAAGTGCGGCCAGCGTCGTTGCAATGGCGGGCAAAAAGGTGACGATGTCCCCGACAGCACAAATGATGATACACAACGTGAGCTCGTGGGCTGAGGGTGATTACAGAGAAATGGAGCACACAGCGGAAATCCTGAAAAACGCCAACGACACGATCGCAAACGCTTACCGGCTGAAAACCGGGAAAGAGCAGGAAGAACTGTTGTCGCTCATGAACAAAGAAACGTGGATGACGGCACAGAAAGCCAAAGAACTTGGATTCATTGATGAACTCATGTTCGAGGATATACAGCTTGCGGCAAGCACATATTCCGGTCTATTGCCGCCGGAAGTAATCAACAAAATGCGTAACACAATTAAGAATCCGGTTCAAGATGAATCGGATATTTTAATGGCAAAATTTAAACTTTTAAAACTGAAAGGAGAAAAATCAGATGAATAAGGAAAAATATCTGAAGCAGAGAAACGCTCTCTTGGATGAGATAGAAAATCTGATCTCAGAGGGCAAGACCGAAGATGCCGACGCTAAGATAAAAGAAGTTGAAGCGCTGGACGAGAAGTGGGAAAACGCCAAAAAGGCGACCGCCAATTTGAACGCATTAAAAGACAATGCAAAAGTGATAGACATCGAGAATAAGTCTGTTAATGCCGGAGATGTTAAAGTAGTGGACAGTACTGCAAAAGCAGAACTGATAGACGACCAGAAAGCCTATGAAGTCGCGTGGGCAAAAACGCTGCAAGGTAAAAAGCTTGACACAAAAGAGCAGACAGTTTTTGATAAAGTGAATGCAGAGTTCAAAAACACCTACACTCACGACACTGGCAATACTCCGACATTGATACCCCAGAGCGTTGTAGCTGGTATCTGGAAGAGAGCCGAAGAAATGTATCCCCTGCTGGCAGACGTCAAAAAGTACAACGTAAGAGGTACGCTAGTAATCAATAAACATACTTCAATAGCAGAAGGTGACGCTGCTTGGTACGACGAAGACACCACAACCGCTGACGAGAAGAACATATTCGGGCAGCTGACATTGACCGGTTGCGAGCTCGCTAAGGCCATTACCGTGACATGGAAACTGCGCTCAATGGCAACTGAGGAATTTATCCCTTACATCAAGAATGAACTTGGTGAGAGGGTAGGTGTTGCTCTTGGTACCGCAATAGCACAGGGTAAAGGTAAACCCGGTGAGGAAGATACATTTAAGGCCGAGCCTCTTGGCATCGAAACTGCCCTTGAAGCAGAGGAATCTACTCCACAGGTGGTAACTTATAATCCAGATGCGTCCCCTACAGCAGATCCCATGGATTATGGAAAATTCACTCAGGCAATTGGTAAGATACATTCGACCTATTTGGCAGGATGCGTAATCTATGCCAACAATGCCACTATCTGGGGTCAGCTTGCAAACATTACCGATACGACCGGCAGACCGATATTCATCCCCGATGCCACTTCTGGGGGCGTGGGTAGGATGTTTGGTATGGTTGTCAAACCTGATGCCGGCGTCAGCAACGATAAAGTAATCATAGGCAACCCCAATAAGGGTTACGTACTGAACACCAACGAACCCATGAGCCTTGCAACCGAGGAACACGTCAAAGCCAGAACTGTCGACTATGCTGCGTACACCATTGTAGACGGAGGCTTGCTTGACACCAAAGCATTTGTATTGTTAAAAAAATCCTCTTAACCGTTGACCCAGAAACAGCCACATTCGATCTCAATCCAGAGGGTGACGGTTACGCGGATGTGGTGTTAACGGTTGTCGCTGACGGCGACACAGTAACCATAGGCGATATTTATGTCGGCGAAACTAAGCTAACAAAGACCACTCATTATACCGTGAGCAATGGCAAAGTAACGCTTAAAGCAACATACCTTGATGATTTGGAAGAAGATGACTACACTGTCACAATCGAAACGGACCAGGGAGACCTGACGGTGGCTTTAACCGTGACAGACACAACGACACTGACAACTGACCCGGCAACGGCGACT